CAAACAAGGAAGAAAAGGTGGTTGCATAATGAAATTTCTTACTTACATCAAGGCACCAAACACTACAAATGGAAATCCACAGCGCGGATGGATTCTCTGCGATAGCAATGGCAACTTCGAGCGATTCATTGATGAAGGCTACGAAGGTCGTGGAGCAATCTCTAAAGAATTATGGGATGGCGCTCAAGAGATAAACAGCGGTTATGGAATCTTGGTTGCATCAACTGAATACAAGCGTTGGAAGAAAATGAAATCGGAGGTAGCGGTATGAGTCAGCAATCAATGTCATGGGCAGAGTTAGCAGAATTAACTCACGCCACACAGGTCGAGAAGTTTAACTTTTGCACCTGCGAAGATAACGAAGGCAACGAGAATCCTTACAAAGATTGCCCAACTCAAAAGCCTTATGACCGCGTGAGCGCGATTATCGCTTTCGAATCAGGCGAATTAGATGGGGACAAGGTTGTTGAATTGTTCCAGCACTTAGTAGACACAGGGCTTGCATGGCAACTCCAGGGTCACTACGGGCGCACGGCAATGGCACTTATCGAGCAAGGTCTAGTTAGCAAGGGAGGCAACTAATGAGCGAGACAATTACAAAATGCGCTGATTGCGAAACAGTTATCAATGAAGATGATGGTTATGCAATTTCAGATATGACTGAAAAAACATTTTGCTATGACTGCGAACAGTCAGACCTGGAGAATTGCTCAACTCTTCTCAAGGTCCACGGTAATCATGAAGCCGAGAAGGTTATCTTCGGCGGTGATTTCTCGCGGGGCGAAGATGGAGAATCTCCTGATTGGTTCTATGAACTCTTTGGAGAAAACAAAGGTCGTAAGTATGTAAAAACAGATGCGTGGCGCGGTCATTACGAGACGGTCAAGAACTTTGAGGGCATGACTGTTTTAGCATCGGGCTGGACAACTGGCTGGGCGGATGAATTCCATCAGCGTAAGGCTTTATTCAATGAGTTTGCAGAGCATGTATGCGAGAACTTCTATGGCGCTGTTGCTCCAACATACTTTTTGACAGAGCCAACATCTAATGTTTTCTCAGCAGGGATTGATTTCTTCTGCGCTACAAAGGATGTTGAAAAGGTAACTGCATGGCTTAACGAGATTGGTTATCCAGTCGAGAAGTTAAAAGAGTGGTTATCGTAATATCAAAAATAGATTATACTGGGGTTTAATATAGAGGGAGGGGTAAATATGGAACACGCAATAATTGTTCATTCGCCCGAATATGCGAACTGGATATTCGATAAGTCGCACCCTACACAGGGACGACGATTCCTCCATGGTCGTAATCAGATTATCTTGGAGGCTCAAAAGCGTCACCTCAATGTGGATGAACTTGAACCCGAGATGCCACATACCGATGACCTTTTGTTAGTGCATGACCCAATCTATGTTCACGATGTCACCATCAAAGGTGAATCAGATGAATGGGATGGTCAGCGTCATGACCTTGGTGATTTAGCAAAGTTATTTGTCGGCGGTACTTTGACTGCTCTTAATACTTTGCTCGATAAGAAAACACTCCTTGCAATTCACTTGCCAGGTGCAAAGCATCACGCGATGCGTGACTACTCAAGTGGATTCTGCGTGTTTGCAGATTTTGCTATCGCTGCGACGAAGGCAACTGAATTAGGCGAGCGCGTAGCAATCTTTGACATTGATGCACACCATGGCGACGGTACTGAGATGTTGCTCAAGGCTAATAAAAATGTCATGACATTCTCGGTCCACCAATACGGAATCTTTCCAGGTACAGGTTTAATCTCTGATTACAAAAACCGCGCCTATAACTTTCCGCTCACTCATGGTTCAACCGATGAAGATTTGATGTCTGCAACTGAAGCCTTCTTTGAGGCTTGCTCTGAATTCCAGCCTACGATGATTTTCGTGGCATGTGGGGCGGATGGTCTCAAGGATGACCCATTGAGCGAACTCGCTTACACGCCAGCGGGCTATTGGAGGTCACTCCGAGCCGTTAGAGAGCAATTCCATGACATGCCCATCCTTCTCGGTGGGGCTGGTGGTTATCTGCCTGATACGGGAACTCCCGAGGTATGGCGCAACGCCATGCTTGCTTTGACGGCGGTTCAAACCGAGGTTGTTATTCCCGACTTGTAGACTAGCGGGCATGACAACTCTCGTCGGTATCCAAGGTCGTAATTGGGCGCTCTTGGGTGCCGATACTCGCATTGCAGATGATTCAACAATTTACAGAATGGCAAAAGGTCATTCAAAAATTATTGAAAACGATAACTTTACAATCGCATGTGCAGGTGATGTGCGAGCAATCAACATTTTGCAATCTCAAATCAAACTGCCTAAAACTTTTGTTGCAAAAGATGATGGACATTTCATAACTGGATTTCTCATCCCAGCAATGCGTAAGGCTTTTGCAGATGCGGGCTACGAGAAAACTACGGAAGGGCAATCAAGTCATGAATCTGAATTTCTTATCGTCTACAACGGCAAGATTTATGAAGTCGGTTCTGATTACTCATGGGTACAAGATTCTCGCGGTATTTACGGACTTGGCTCAGGTGGCGCTATTGCTCTTGGTGCCTTGGCTTGTCTTAGCGGAGATTTAGTAACTCGAGCAGAGGCTCGTAAATGGGCGAACAAGGCTCTTGAGATTGCATGTGAATACAACTCGGATTCTGCTCCACCGTTTCATATTGTAATTAAAGAATAATTCCTGTATTCTAACCCTAGTTGTATTAGAGGATACAACATGAGAGGAACACATGGAAAATCAGCAAGATGTAGATAAGAGATTCGAGGAAATCATGAAGTCAAAGAATGTAAAGGTCGAACGACCACCTGCAAAGTTTCCTGAACTGCGCTACTTATGGGGCATTACTGGAATTGTTTGCGTAACGCTTTTAGTTGTATCAGCAACTCTCAGCACATTTCTTGAGGCGCTATAAATTAAATAATGCTTCGGGGTCATAAACCTCAAGGGCTTTCACTACGAGAGAGTCCTTGAGGTTTTTTGCATGATGTCCGCAAAAATGTAATTCGCCTGACAAGAATGTTGCTCGGACTTTAGCCGTAGCAGGGCATCTGTCACACAATTGATTCGGCTGGATTGGCAGACGAACTATTGTCTCGGTCATTAACTGACTTTCTTTGGATGTTTCGGTAAGTAGCGGTCAATCTTGGCAAGGATTCGTCCATCTTTAGACATGCGGACAATCCAACCATCTTTAATCTGCATCGAGTTAAACGCGCCCGCTTTTCTCTTCGGCATTATTTTTTATTCTTATCCGTAATTGGTCCGCCTGAAATCCAGGCACGGCATGTCCGAGCGCTGGCACACTTGAAGTCGAACGCCTCGCAATACCCCAACTCACCCGCATCTGTTACATCCCATGCGGTCTCGCGGGTATCGCCTTGGGCTAATCCGCCCGTAATACATTCCTTCATTGCTGAAGTTTGGATAAACGCCGCACAATTGCCACATCGCTGTTTTTTGGCTTCCTCGACTGATACAGACCATTCGGCTGCAATCCCGTCCCAGTAGGCGTTATTCGGCTCTGAAGGGTTGAGAGGACCGTAGGAGGCGTCGTCGATGGCTTTCTTGCGGTTTTTAAGATTAGTCCTTACATCCTGAGTCGCTGTTGGGCATGAAGCCTTCAAAAGAGCGGAGACTGCTGGTGTAAGAGACATAAGCCAAGGGTATCAGGCGAACAAATGTTCGAATTGTGTGCCACAAAATTCTTTGTGTTTTGGGATGATTATTAACCCCCGTTGTGTTATACTTAGTGTACGAGGTAAAGAGAGGAAACAAAAATGTCAGATAACATCGCAACAGTAGTCGCCATTGGCGACAAGCCTATCGAAAACGGTCTTTGGGTAACTCCAAAGGTAGGCGACATTCTTTACTCATCATGGGGCTACGACCAAACAAACATTGAGTTTTTCAAGGTGGTCAAGGTCAGCAAGTTCTCTGTTTGGATTCAAGAAATTGGCAAGGAAGTTGTCGAAGTGACAGGGTGGGCGCATCAAAATGTGGTGCCAGTCGATTCCCCTGAATATCAGGTTCGCAACTGGGACAACGAAAAAGATGATTGGGACAATGTAAACACATTCATCACAAAGACTCACCCAATCCAACGCAAGAAGATTCAGGCTTACGGAGATGGTTACGGTGTCAGCCTTAACTCATTCTCATCGGCTTGGTTATGGGATGGAAAGCCAAAGGGTCAAAGTCAGACTTGCTAGATTATTAACCCCAGTTATGTTATACTGGACTTGTTCTTAGAGAGGAGAACAAAATGACTCAAGGAATCAAAGACCCAACAACAGGTAAGACCTACATCTTCAAAGGTCTTGCTCCTTTAAGCCGTGTCACCGACGCTTGCAATTACGACGACCATGGCTCATGTAAGTCTGCTCATCAAGACTTAATCAAAGACTTTAATTTCGAATTTACAAAAGCCGTTTGCTGCTTATGCAAGTGCCACTTCGAGGGAGGTAACTAAATGGGATGGGATGTCACTCCAGTCGGTAAGAACATCACTACTAAAAAGTATGTCGTGCATTACCTAAAGACTATGTACAACGATTCTTACGAAGTAGTCAAAATTGTTGAGGGTAAAAACAATTATGGCGAAAAGGCTTTCTATGTCGCTGCTAAGAAAAAGGGCGATAGCAAAGTTTTCGCTGTTGTCTTTTTAACTCGCCGTAAGAATGGCTCCATCGCCGTGAAGGTCATCGGAGAATCATCACTTCCAGGATACATTGAGGCTCCAGCAAACTTCATCTATCTGCTATCTCCAACTGATAGCGAATGGGCTAACCAATGGAGAGCAGACTGCATCAATCGCTATATCTCGACCAAGATACTCAAGGAGGATGTAGCGTGAGAATGTTTATTTACAGAAAGCATGGAAAAGTTCGTTTATCAATCGTTCGCAAGGGAGGTAAGTAAATGGGATACACACATTATTGGACAATCAAGGAAGAACTCACACCTGCTCAATTCAAGGAGTGGACTGAGGGAATCAAGGCAATCGTCGAAACTGCTACTGAGGCTGGAATTCCACTAGGTAACGGTCTAGGTTTTGATGCACCAAACATCGATGAAACTCTAGTTGCTTTCAATGGTGTTGGAGAAGGCGGACATGAGACTTTCGGAATCAGACTTGGTGACGAGGGCTTTGATTTCTGCAAGACAGCAGAAAAGCCTTATGACGCCGTTGTTACTGCAAGCCTTATCCACGCCAAGAAAATCTTTGGTGATGCAATCGAGATTAAGTCAGATGGCAACTGGGATGATTGGGACAGCGGGAAGGTTCTTTACGAGACTGTCTTTGACATCCAGCCTGAGAGCGTAATCGCATGAGCGAGGTACTTAACGACCTAGTGGATGAGTTTGGCAAGGGAATTCTCTCGTCATCTCATCCACATACAGGTTTAACTTTGAGGCAATGTCAGATAATCTTGAATGAGCATGGATTTGAAAAAGGTATTGAAATTGTCAAAGAATGGAAGGAAAAGAATCGTGGCGCTAACTGAAAGAGAACGAATCATTAAAGAGATTCAAGCGTTTGCATCTGAATACGCACATCCAATTACGCGAAATGGCATCTCACGGGATGTTGTAATTGTTGAACAACTACTAGACTTCATCACACCTACAACAGAATCGGATAAGTAATATGACAAAAAAAATACTTTTCAAATCTTGTTATCCTTGGTTTTTTGAAGTTGCACCGAAACCAATCCCAGCAAGTAAAAATTTGCCTGATTGGTTTAGAAAAATGAGTCCCTATATGGTTACACCAAATAATCCTTTGGGTAAGAGTTTTTCTCTTATGAACTTAACCGCAAACACTTCGGGGAAAAAATGTGTTCCTATGTTAGACGCTCTTACGAGTGGTTACTTAATACCTTTATGGAGCGATGTTTTTGTGGATGCTACAAGTGAATCAGAAATTCCCCGAATAACTTGGCGAGTATCGAGACCTGTTTTTGAAATGCACGGCGACCAAACTCAAGGCGTAGAGGCACCCGAGGATTTTCACCAGCGACCCTTTAAGTATTTGAATTATTGGCGAATCATCACTCCACCTGGATACTCAATTTTAGTAACTCAACCTTTTGGATTTAGGAATACAAATTTTCAAGCGATTCCCGCTGTCATTGACACGGATAAATCCAACCTACAAATTCTGTTTCCCCTTTGGATTAAAAAAGGTTTTAAGGGTGTTATTGAAAAAGGTACTCCAATTGCTCAAGTAACTCCTTTTAAGCGTGATAATTGGGAAGCCGAATACTCGACTTATTCTAACGATACAGATTATCAAAACTTAGAAGATAAGAACTTTAATGCACATCTAATCAATAATTACATGAGACGAGAGTGGTCTAAAAAAACTTATGAGTAAATTAGAAACCCCGAGCCACCTGAAGCAAGTCTGTAACTTTTATTAGATAACCTTTTGAGTAGTTAGGCGGAATCGAACACTCAATTGGATGACCGTACTTTTCAACGGTGTGCTTTAACTGCTCGGTAGGCACAATGAGCGCCATCGCCTCCAGCACGAAAGCCCAATGCGTCGCCTTGGTTGCCTGTAATCCTGATGGATACCATTCGGAATTGTTGTCGCTCCAGCACCAAGTTTCGATGTAAAGGTTTCCAGTATTTCTCCAGCGCTTATCTCGCTTGACCTCAACAGTCTCGATGTTAAGTAAAGATTTAATGTAGGACTCACCCGCTTGTCCGTATCGTAAATCTAAATCAAAGTCAGAGCGCTTTACATCGTCCATGGATTTGTTTGTCCAATCGAAATAGGTGCAACGGTAGGGATAATGTTCTTGTTTTCATATACTGCGAGAAGTATCGCTTCGGCTCGGTCAGGGCTGTGAACGCCACGCCGTTTCATGTCAGCCTTGGCTTCAATCTGTATGCGACCTGACGAATCAGATTTATAGGTAGGTCCTGCTAACTGCGCCAAAACTTGTCTATCGACATCAAGGCGTAATTCCTGCCTGTCATCTCGAGGCTGCAAAAGGGTACGAGCGTTCCACCACATTTCTGCTCTTTGATTCTTGAACTTAGTTTGGTCTTTCGGCTTCTCAGCAACATTGACCCCAATAACCACCGCTCGCAATCCACGCTCTTTTACCCATCTATCTAAAAGGGAGACGACACCCCAGCCAACTCCAATCGTGTCAATCTTGACGCGGACTAAATCCGATAAGCCTCTGTCTTTGTGAATGGCAACTGCCTTCTCAATCTCAGCAATGACCACACCAGCGACATCAACAGCGTTTGCATTGACCTTGCCTGAACTGCGATGAATAATCGATGCGACATAACCATCCGCCTTTGCGATAACAAATTCATCTCCACCATCGGATGCAATATCCACACCCAATCGGATAACTGCGCTTTCCAGCATCTCTTCGTTTTGTGTTGCCAACTCAGCCCAATGGTAGGGAATGACCTTGCCTGTTCCCGTTTGTGGGAATCGTGCATGAACACGGGCTTCAACGAATGGAGAATCTTCTCCGAATTCGCTGATTACATCATCAACCCAAGTTTGGTCTACTAAGTGCGTTGCCACATCATGAGCCTCGACATGCGGTGGACATGACCGACATTGACCAGTCGCCTCACCCGTAAAGTTTGGTGTATCAAAAGCGCTAATCGGCAAAATGTTATAGAGCGGACTCGCACAGATTCTTTCAAACCATGACTGTTCTTGGTCTGTAGGCGGGTTTCCCAATACGAGAAGGCGTGTGTGTCCACCTGTCATGAGCGCTTCAAGTGCGCCACCAATCTTGTCTGAGATACCTCCAGCCTCATCAACCACAATCAATAAATGCGGTGCGTGGATACCCTGAACTGCTGCCTCATTATTATCGGCAGGACGGAAACCGTAGGCAACTACCGTGCCATCCATTTTCCATTCGGTAGTTAAAATCTCTCCAGGCAATTCATGGGATGTGTGAACTTTACGAATCTGCGCCCACATGATGTTTCTAACCTGTTTGAAAGTCGATGCCGTAGTAATCGCAATCGCTGTTCCAGGAGGATGAACTGAAATCCACCATGCAACGGCTCTTGCTGCTAAGTGAGATTTTCCAGGTGCGTGACATGCTGGCACTACTGTTCTTTTGTTATCGCGAATGGACTCAAGAATCTCGCGCTGCTTTGACCACAGACCTTCGCCTAATCCATCTTGAATGAATCCAACTGGGTCGTTCTCCCAGCGCCCCCACGGGTTATCAATCTCAGCATCAAGGATGACCGATAGCGCGTACTTCTCATCATCTGTGAGTGAGAGATAAATCTTTGTTCGCTCTTCAGGTGTGGCATTGAGAACGAGGTCTACCAGCCGTTCACCCATTTTTACCTCTTACGAATCGCTAGAACTTTTGCAATCTTATCTTCTAAGTCGCCCATTTCAACTTGGATTTTAATTGGGTCGCCGTTGTTTCCACCAATTTCAAACTTCTCTGTCTTTCCGAACTCCTCGGGAACTTGACGCTCCAACCACCACGCCGCCGCTCTCCAATCACCATCGTTACCGCTCTTGGCAATAACTGCAACTTTTTTAGCAATTGCCTCTGCTCTTGCTTGCTCAACTCGCTGTAAAAATTGCAGAAATACAACTTCGGTTGCATTAGATTTTGCGGTCATTGATAAAGATAAGCGCTCGCGTTCTGCTAATCCGCGACTCATCCAGTTATAGAAAGTCTTTTCGGCTATCCCTGAAGCGGTAACTGCCTTTCGAACAGGTGTACCAATTCGGATGTAGTCAAGCAAAGTTTGTTCCTTTGAGACATCGAGAAGGGCTGTCTTTCGTCCCGCGTTGCTCTTTGGCTTTGCTGTTGGTTTCTTCTTTTCAACTGCCATCGCCATTAAAATTCCATCCCGATGTACCAAAAGCCGAATTCAAAATAACAGTTATATTTCGAGATAGTGAAACCAATTGCAAGTCCGCCTGTGCGTCCATACATAAGCCAATGCTTACCTAGTTTTTTCTCCATGGGTTTATTCTACCTCCATTGAACATGCTTCAAGTGGCAAACCTAATAACTGCGCGATGTCTTTCCAGTTATAGATGGCGTTAGCCCATTCATTCAAATCTTCAGTATGAACTCGCATCGAGTGTTCACCGACTCGGATTGTAGAACGACCCACAGGAATATGCCCTGGCTTGGATTTTCCCCCCGCGAGAATCTCAGCCACTTCTTCAGGACTAAACCCTGTTCCCGTTAGATTTGTTGTCGTGAGAAGTTTGTTCAACTCCTGTGGGTCGTAGGTTGCAAGGTCGCTGGTTCGATTATCAACGATGAGGATTTTGATTTCCTCAATGTCATCAACATCAATCCAATGAACCGCAATCTTTTCCCATCCTAATTGAACTGCTGCCTGATATGTGTGATTTCCTGAAAGTATGTGTCGTGTCCGCTTATTGACCACGATAGGTCGATACTGCCCCATCTTGTTAAGGGACTCAATAATCGAGCCTATGTCGCCCTCACGCGGGTTCATAGGGTGAACCTTTATCTCATTGATGCCAACTGTCTCGACATCCTCAATCTTTGTATCGCTCTTCTCCCCGTTTGGCTCGGGTTCAACTGGCTTACGCTCGGGAAAGCCCAATCGGGTTTTAATCTCTTTGATGGCTTTTTGTTTTGTCGGTGCCTCGGTGTATAACTGCTCTTTCCAAGCCTTGTACGCCTCGCTATCGACCAAAAACTTCCATGCCCCTATCTTTACTTCAGGCTCGCTAGGTAAAGGCTTAAAGGCAATCGAACTCTTCTCTTCACCGCTGGTCAATCGGTCAAGGGTTTCAACCTCAGAAGCGCTAAATCCCGTTCCCTCCAACTCAGGCAAGGCTTGCAGCAAACTCTTCAAAAGAGGCTCGTTATATCCTGCAAGGTCGGTTAAGCGGTTATCGGCTAGAACTATCTTTCGGGCTGCTACTTCATCAACTTCGATATAAGTAACTTTAATTTTCTTCCAGCCGAGTTTCTTCGCCGCTTTGTAGGTGTGATTACCAGCAAGGATAAAATTCGTACCGTACTGGACGACGATAGGGCGGTATTGTCCGTGCGCTTTAAGTGATTGTGCAATTGCGTCGATGTCTCCACGACGCGGATTTGTTGGGTATCCCTCGAGCGACGAAATAGCAACTGAATCAACCTGCCCTACCTTGATGTTGGCTTTCATTACAAAGTTGGTTTCGCTGGGCGTCCTCGTCTGCGTACGAGATTACCTTGAGAATCGAACTCAGGTTCTCTTGAGATGTCATTGCGGATGATTTTGTAAATCAATTGCTCTGATACTCCCATTGCTTCAGCAATCTCACGATAGGTAATGCGCTGTTTGCGAAGTCGAAGAATCAACTGCTTGCGTCGCTTACCTAAATCTTGAATCTGTGATTGATGAGTGCGAATAGCATCAGTCAAAATCTTTACCTCGTCAAGACCTTTACCGTCTAACTCCGTTGCTTCCATTACTGTTGTCATTCTGCTACTCCCTCTTCGAACAGGCGTTCGACTGCTTCATCGAATTTAACTTTTTTCTCAATGTGGTTTGCTGTTGCTAAAAACTCTAACTGTGTTTTGGCTCTTGCTTTATCAAGGGCTATAAACATTGCTAGATAAAACGGGGCAACGATTAAACCTGCGAAAGCAAGTGCAACTGCTGTCCAAAAGAATTCTTGGTTCATCTAAACTTCCTCTCTTTTTCTACCCCGCGTATGTAAAGCACTAATGAATTTTTGTCGTTGCGTGGCGGTAAGAAAATTAACGATTTCATATATTGCGAAGAGTCATCGGGTAAAACTCCTGCATCAACAATTCCGTCAATCGCCGCCTTTACAGATGGATTACATGCCCCTACATCTTGAAGGCGACCCCCTTTTTGATGCGGTTCAACTGTGACACTAATCCATGCCATAGGAGGTATCCTCTCACTTTTAGCCAAAAGTTGAAAACCGAGTCTCCACTCTTTCGTAAGGGTTGCTCTTTCCCAGCGGTTCCCAGCGCGTTCGGCGTTGGTCGTCCAAGGACGCTGTTCGAACTCAAGTCGGTAAATGACCTGTTCGGCTTCTTCGGCATGACATAAGCAATACATGGGTTAAGCATCAGAGCCTTCTTCCCGAATGTCAAATTGCTCCTTTTGTCCTAAATTGTCTATTTTCCACCATTTGCCTGAATTGTCACGAAATGGTATGTCTTGGGCGGATTCGACTTTCATAATCAGATAACCCAACTCACGGGCTTTGTCACGATTAGATTCGACCCAGCCGTGACAGCCAGTAGTTCCCGAGCCACATAATGCAATTAGGTTTGCGGGCTGGTGGAGCAACTCATTCTTTGAGCCTCCCATCATTCGAGGTCGTCTATGGTGAACTGATACGCCCCACAGAAAGTCCTCGCCACACTTTTCGCATTTGTATCCGTTGCGACCTAGGACTGTGAATCGGGTTTCGTCACTAACTTTGAGAGGTCTAGGTTTAGCCATTGAAGTCTCGAGTCCGCGATGGCGTCCAAGCAAGCAGGGCAGACCTTTGCGCTCGTCTGCGTCGCCACATGTACAACCAACCTACAAATCGCAATATCCTCATAGGTCAGATGCCAACTGCCCATTATCAGTTTCCAATGAAGCATCTTTCCCCTTTTGAAAATTCTTTCGTATCTCTTCTAAATACTTTTGCGCTTGGTCATACGACAAAGCATTTTGTTTTGCCTCTTCGAACTCACGGCTAATCGCCTCACTTCTAAGGCGCTCTTTTTCCGAGCCAACACGAACTCTCCAATGCCGATTCAGATGGCTGGGGTTAATCGCTTGGTCAGAGTTAGCGTAATGGAAAGAAACGATTTTCTTCGCTTCGGCTAAAGTCATGTCAGAGTCAAGTGATTCTGCCCATGCACGAACCTTCAATTCATCAACCTGAACTCGAAGGTCATAGATGCCCACAAAGCCGAGCAGGAGTGCGATGTCAGAAAGATTCATTCCGTAATTTTTCTGATAACTCGATTGCCTTGATTGCTCCAGTTTCATGTTTGGTCTTAACTCCTACTCCCCTAAGAACTAAATCCATTTGACGCATCGTGGGAACTGTCCCAATGTAATCAAGTGCCAACTCAATCTGTTGCTCGCTATAGCCTCGGGCTTCGGCTGCCTTGGTTATCTGAAGGAGCGAGTGCCATGCTCCCTTGCCTAATGGTTTAACTCTTTGCTTTTCCCACCATCGTCTAGCAACTACTTCAGCGAGCGCGATAACTGCGATAGCAGTTTCGTCGCTCTTTGTTGTAGATAGGACGGGTGTATAGGACGGATGCTGCGGAGTGGAGTTGGGGAGTGAAGCCTCCAAAGTTGGGGAGTGAGGGGTATCTGAGTTGGGGAGTTCGTCATCTTCGATGGGTAAAGCCTCCCCAACAGAGTTGGGTAGTTTTTTCCATAAAAGTTGATAAGTCGTAGCCTTACCTCGAGAGTTTCCCTTGCTGATTATCTTGATGTGTCCCTCTTCAACCATTTGATTGATGACCTTTCGGACATACTCGATAGAACAGCGACCCTTTGCAGCCAACATTTTCTGAGATGCAAAAAAGCGCCCGTCATCGTGAGAGATGTCGGCAAGGGCAAGATGGATTAAAAGTCGAGTCCCGTCATAAGGTGAATCGGACCAAACCTTTGTTATCCATCTAATGCTCACAAATTACCTCCGCAATGAGGGCAACATTTATTGCGCCCTTGTTTTTCGACGACTCGATTTTGTACCCAACTCAATCCCACATAGACCTTACAGCCATTACGAGATTCTTTGAGTCTTGCGATTCGACCCGTCTTATGGAGAACGGAGAGTACACCCGAAGCGGTGCCATGGTGAAGTCCAGTTATGGAACTAAACTCTTTCCATGTCAAACCGCGTTCGTAGTTTTCATTGAGTAAATCAATTGCTTGAGCCTGACGCATGGCAGTCTTTCCTGACCTGTCCGCCTCTACTGCTCTAGCCTTTGAAGTATCCGTCCCGCTGTGTCCTGAAGTTTGGTCGTAAGGCAACTCAGGCATTAACAGTAACGATTGGCTCCTCTGTTGTTGTCTCATTGGTGTCCTCTTCCAATTTAGGTACGATTAAGTTTGCCTGTTGCTCCTTGAACTTAACACGGAATTGTTCAAGCAACTCAGGGTTGTATGAGTCTTTGTTTGTCGTGATGTATTGACCGATTTCAGCAAGTGCATCAATGGCTGTTGCTTGGACAATCTTTGTCAAGATTGCACTTGGCGCTAGTACATCTTTTGCACTTGAGCGCTCATAACTCGATGAGTCAGGGTCAGGTTCATCTGTCGGTAGAGATAGCGCTTGCAGTAATGCAGTTCGAAATGCCACAGACATTGCCTTTGCTGTTGCCTTATCGCCTGAGTCCATTGCCTCACCGACTACCGTGGCTTTGATTGCATCTGCATTAGCGCCGATAAATGTGTAAGTAACTTTTACTTTCACATGTCCCATTGCTGTGCGGTTGCGTCCAATCTCAACTGTTGCATATTCGTAATCCTCAACTGATGGGACAACGATTACGCCGTACTTTTGAAGTGCTGGAGATACTGCATTGACGACTGAATCAATCCCACGGAAATTAAATCCCTGTGAAGTATTCTTGTCCTTCTTTGCGATGGCTCCAACTTCCTTCATGATTGCGCTCATTGCTTGAGCGATTGGAAGTGCTGTTGTATCTGTCATGAGTTCCTCTCTCAATCTGCTATGACGAAGGAAACTGAGGTCTCGGCTGGAATTACTCGAACCGATGGCACAATTTCGCCTTGAGTTGATATTACATCACCTGAATCGGTAAGTAAAGCATTTAGAACCTTTTTGTCGATTTCTTTTTTAATGCGAATCAACTCAGGTTCGCTCTTTTCTGCCCACGCTAAGAACTCAACTTCGTTCTGAATTTCAATCTTAGGACGCCCAGCCGTAGTTTTGACTGTGCCATGGGGTAGAACTAGGGATTTACGCCCGTTGGAGCGCTCTGTGAGGGCGTATGGGGTAAGGACTGCCTCGAAATACAGGGCATCTTTGTCAAGGGCTGTATTGACCGCTGAGAGCCATTCCGTGATTCGGATGACCTCTGCATCAAAGATATTTTTATTCTCTGCTTGCTTACGGCGAATGACTGCTAACTTGCGTAATGCCCAGTCAGCCTTTTGGTCGTCATCAACTTTGAAGCCCTCATTTTCCTCAGATATTGAGGATAAAGCGGGATTGTCGAACTCATCGATTTCGGGTTGTACATTTGACATGGTTGTTCTCCTCTCATCCGAGAGGGTACACAACCCCTGTTGGTTATGTCAAGTCTCAGATGCCGATTATTTGTCCAACATACATTGAGGCACCGACAACTGACATGATGAATAAACCGCCGACTGTACGAATGACCCACTCTGAGCGCGATTCCATTTTTTCAAGTCGGTCAGTTATGTGTGTCATTGCTTGAGCAAAACGCTCGGTATCTGCATCATAAACATCTTTGCGAAGATAAGTCTGACCAACATTAAGATTCATCTGCTTGACTTCCATTGTAAGGTCGTCAAGCCGTCTCATTACTTCTCCTAAAGTTGGTTGGATTTCTTCGACAGCCATATTTATGCCTTTGCTCTTGCTGCGTCTGCTGACTTAGACATAGCCTCAAAATTTGGACGCCCAAAGCCCACAATTGCAACTGGCATGTTTGGCTTGAACTTATTTCGGTTCTTTTTCTTGAAAGCGCGAATCTTGAGGCAAACTTCTCCGCCGTTTCGCTGGTCTCCCTTTTTGTCTGAACTAGTATTGCCCTCTACACAGGTCACGGTTCCATCGTTATTGTCTTTCACAACAATTCCGACATGACTAATACGGTCCACGCCATCTGAAGGAAAATCAAAATAAACGATGTCCCCAGGAAGAGGCATTGCATTTTCACCCTCATGCCAACGCTTCATTTTTTTGAAAGCATCTGCACCCGCTGGGGTGTAAACCGTGTTCGGAATTTCGACTGAGGCTTTTTTACCGCACCAATTTACGAAGGCGCCACACCATGCTTGATTAGCCTTTTGATACTTGGTTTTATTCTCGGGAACTGCCTCTTCAATATAGCCAACTTCTTTAAGGGCTATCTCAATAAGCAACTCAGCCGTGCCTTTTGGTGCTGGCATTTAATTCTTCTTTGCTGACTTCTTTGCAGTAAGTTTTCCAACAACTGCTTCAGTAACTCCATCGGCAATCTTGCCAAATGCAGGGTCTTTAGGATTGGCTGCGCGAATTGCAACGGGAAGAACTGCTGAGATACCTGCTGCAAGGATTGCCTTGAGTGCATCTCCATCAAGTGCGAGAATGTCTCCACCTGTAATCATAAATGCTGTAGTGACCGCTGCTAAAAATGAGCGTCCGTATGAAGCGAGCATCGCCTGTGTTTTCTTGTCCATTATTTCTCCTAATCTTAGGTGAGTTAATTCTAACCTATAGTTTATGAACCGAGGTAGGTTAAAGATAGTGCATTAAAATAACCTGTATGGTCTACTCCCCCGACACTCAGAATTAAATCATTATCAGGGTTATGGTCATGATGAACTCCCATACGAATGAAGTCTCCCTTAGTAAAAGTGATAGGTATTGAACTAACCGCCATGTGGTATCCATGTTCTTTTGTTGTTAATACACCATCTTGTCTAGCGATTTCCTGTGTGCCTTTTTCAATAAATACAGAGCAATAGCCGCTATTTTGCCCTTCCCATAAAACTGATGCGGTGGCAATGTAACGACCAGTAACAGGGATTGTAAGTTTTGTAGGGTCGCTGACTGTCCAGCATCCCCACCCGTCTGAATTATCGGCTTCGAAAGAAATATAGGTGTTCGTATCTTTTGTAACTGTGAGGGCGCTAGTTCGATAAGCAACTGGGGCAAGAGTTCTATCTGCGCCAGCAACCATTCCAATACCCAGCAAGTCCGCACCTGAATTTAATAACCATACTTGGTCATCAGGTTTCGGAGCGTAATTACTCAAGTATCGAACTGAAGGCAAGGTATTGGTGTCACCTGCAATTTGAACATCCATTGTTCTATCGGCATTGACTGTGATTACTTTGCCTTGACGGATGCGTAAAGTCGGGGCAATGGTGTCGCCCTTGATTTGATTAACAAGATAATTTAAGTCCATCAGAATCTCCGACTTCTTCCAATTGCGTTCATCGTGTTTTGTGGACTCAAAGGAATCGTAATTGAATCGAGCATCAAAGTAGCATCAACTCCCGAAGGAGTACGAGTTATCTTTACTAAGTCATAAACATCGTGAGCAGGATTCACAACTTGGTCCCATGAAATTTGTTCAAGCGCTCCAATGACTTTTCGAAGTTCAGCAATTGCTGCCTCTTCTGCCTCGGCTACTGTCAAGATGAATGGCGATGACTTGAAAATCGGGACTGAACCATAAGTCTCTACATAAGTTGGAGAGGCTGGGTTTTCATCCTTAGCCTCGCCAATAACACCGATTGAAAGGTTAGTTCCTTCACCTGTATAAATGACATGGTTAAATGATTCATCGCTTGAAAGCGAGCGACTCAAAGAAGTTAGGACAGATTCAGTATTGTCCTCATAAACTACTAAAGGTAATCCGTTATCAGGGTCAGGGATTGGGCGCATACGAGCCGTTCCGTTTTCATCGAAGTACAAATCCATACCAGCCGACTCTGCAATTTTGAGCGCTTCTTTCCAAGGGTTTGATGACTGGTCAAGAGTTGGATAAATAATGTCGGTCACTTGATTTGTTGCAGGAAAGATAGTTTGAACTGCTGGGTATCTATCTTTGAGAATCTGCTCAATGGCTGTTTCTTTTGCCGTTGCATCATTGATGAAAAAATCATGGCTTGTGAATTTCGCTCGAATAACCCGAAGGCTTCTATCGGAACCTTGCACATTGATTCGAACTCCATCGGGAGTATCGGTAATTTCAACGGTTGTCAGAATAAAAACTCCGAGAGGCACTAATTCTTCGGTGCCGTCTCCAAACTGCACACCTCGGTAGATTTTGATTTCGCGGTTGTAGGGCAACAGAATAGAGGAACGATTGTTTGTTGGAACAAGTGTTCCATCTCTATCGATGAACTCAATGGAGCATTGGCGTCGAATGTCTCTGCGTGAGTCGATAGTAACTTCACCTGAGATTGGTTGAGCCGTACTAATAATCTCATTGTTCGCCATGTCGTAAATCTCAATCCTGACATTGCTGATATGAGACTTACGAACTGACGATAAGAAAGCGTCAGATACGGGATACATCAAGGAGCCTCGACCTCAAAGTAATTAACCTTGGCGTTACGAATCAAATTGTTGATGTCGCCTACCTCGGTCCAAGTTCTATCAACAAAGCGCACATACTTTTGGCGTCCAAGCGGGTCATGCACATGCAAGATTCCTTGATAGGTCAGAACTGGATACAAATTATTCCACTCTGCCTCACCTTGAGTAGTGAACTCATAAGAGCCATCAATTCCATAAATGCTGGTAGCCACTACGATACTTTTAGATGCACCCAAAGGCTTAAAAACTCCGTAAGATTCAACGATTGAGGAATTAAGCGGTTGTTGAACGCGCAGTTCAGTAACTCGAGTCGTTGGACTTTGAACAGCGGTAAATGACCATACAGCAGGATTAACAATTTGAATCGGCTCTGTGACCGTATAGCCTGATGATAGAACAGCCATTAGATTTCAGCCCTCGCTTTCGCACGATAAGTAACTGTCTTGTCTAAAGGAACTTCAAAATCGTTCAATGTTGCAATTTGAGAAGTGTTTGCACTCACGGGGCTATTGCGGATTGCGGCGTAAGTTACTCCTGAATCATCTGAGCGTTCAACATCAAAAGAGAATGTGCTAAATCCACCTCGAGTCCAAAACGGTTCATCTCCAGCGTGGAAAGCAATCTTATCTACATAGTGAACTTCACTTGTTTCAGCAGAAACTATTTTGACAGCAACTAATGCTGTTGCTGCGGTTGCAGGTGCCGTCGCTGTTACTGTGCATTGATTCCATGCACTCGCTGAATCTGTCTCGACAGTTCCAAAGGCTGTAGAAATTGTTGTACCTGCTGCATTTCGCCACACAATGCCAACTGCTGTTGAGCGAACCGTTGAATTGGCTCTGAACTCAGCAGTAGCAGAAAACTCGGTGGATGGCGTTACCGTGAAAGCCGTCGCAGTAGTTGTGGTTGCAACTGCATCCCCTGCTGCTGTGGCGGTCACGGCAAGGGAAGCAGAACCGTTTGATGCTTGAGCAGTCGAGCGAGCAACTGAACAATTTGTCAAAGCAACCCAACCGTCTCCATTTGTTTCTAAAGATGCCTGATTTGTACTCAGAACATTTGTACGACCAAAAAGAGTTATCGCAACAGAGCCAATATCAGATTCAAAGAAAGCCGATACTGTTGGATTGGCTGGGGCATCTACGGCTAAACTAAATTGTGAAAATGACCATTCGCTAAAATAATTTACACCGTTTGCTAATTGAGCAACTCGAACATAAGCACGATAAGTGGTGCTGTTTGCCAAGTCAGCCTCAAGAGTTTGTCCATTATTACTAGAGGCGACTATGCCAGTTTGAACTGAAGGTGTTGATGTGTCAGGGCTAAATCCACTTGCACCGTAGGTAGTTGAATCAAATATCTTTACCTCATAAGCAGATTGTGGGTCGCCCTCTGTATCGGCGTATGTCCACACTACCGATGGAAATGAAGTAGTTGTAATTGAGCCTGTTGGCGCGGTAACTGTGACCGTTGGTTGAGTTGTCGTGACAACATCAACATAAACTTCATAGACGCTAGTTTTATCACCTGATGCTGTTGCATTGTCTGTGAACTTAAATACTAAGTTATCAATGAGGGTCTGAGTCCATGCAGCACCGTTTGGAGCGCTTGTCATATTCAATGCAAAATCAACTGTAGAAAGAGCCAAAGTATTTTGCTTGGTTATTGGAACGGAGTAATAAACAGTTCTACCGTTACGGTCTGTAATTACACCAAGGCTGAACTGAGCATTACCCGCTGTTCCAACTGCAATTCTTGCCCGCAGGTTTACAGAAGTGACTCGCTCCGTTGCACCAAGCGTCGTAGTTCCGAACTCTCCTTCATAAAATGCTGGAACTGTATTACTTGTTCGTGTGATAAAAGTTGAATCGCTGTTATCTGCTAGTGCTGCGTGAACTGACCCCGAGCCTCCCGAGATGGTGAAGAGGGTGTCGTTGTTCCAATTAGCATTAGGTCTTAATACAGTAGTAGCCATTACTTACTCGCTAACTGACGGGCTAGGATTGCAAAGGTTTCTTCAATTCGCTTAGTAATGATGTCTGCCTTTTCTTCCTCGTTAGTAGCACCCGAAGTATCAATCATCACTTGGAAGGCTCCCTGTTCGATAAAAACATTACCTCCAGCAGTACCAGTTCTCATCTCACCGTATTGAAGTGAACGAAGAGTATTAGTTGCCTCAGAAATTTTATCTGCAAAGGCAACTTCACTTCCGTAGGCACCAATGACTGCCCCCGTAAACTGAATTTCTTTTTGCAAACGACTAATTTCATCAATTGCTGACTGTCCGCCACCAAGAATGGATGCAGCAATTTGCGCTCCCTTGATTGGACCTTCTTCAATAATTGCCTTCAACGCATCTGAGTCCAAGCCCATTGACTGCAATTGAGCGATTTGTCCTGCGAACTGCTTGCTCTTGTCGAGTCTTTTGGACATGTTATCAATCAGAGACTTAGCCTTTGGGATAAATCCATCAGGCAACTCAATGCTCTTAAGACCTGCAAAACCTACGATTGTGTCTTTGAGGCTATCTGCAAAATCCTTAGATGCTTGCTGTAAATCATCAAGGACACCCTTAATAGAATCAATACCTAATTGCATTGCATCACGGATTGTTTTGATGCGCTTTGCTGACTTTTCAGCATCCGTTTCTGTGTCAGGGGTAATTACACCTGTTGCTGCTGAATACTTCTTTTTTTCGTCAGCGAGAATGTCGCCAAAACCAAGTCCTTCTTTAAGGCTGTCTTTAATTTTTGTAATAAAGTCGCCAATTTTATCGCCGACAACTGCTGCAAAATCTGTTTTGTCTGCAAACTCTTGCATCGTTACTGCAAGCCCCATCACAAACTCGCCCGCTTTATCAACCTTGTCAGCAATGCCGTCAATAAAATCACCAACAGTAGTAGAAAGAGGCGCATCTATTACTTTTTGAATTGCATCAATAACAACCGTGAGTCCCTTTGATGCACCCTTGGCGCCCTTGACTAATAACTCAATCATTTTGGCGCCATTGTCTTTTTGACCAAATTCAACTACTTTTGCAGAGAATTTAGACAATGTGGATTCAACTCCACGCAAAGTCTTTTCGGTGCTAGTTCCAATGTTAGAAATCCCATTAACCGCTGTTTTAACTCCATTGACAACACCCGTGAAAACAGATTTACCAAGGTCTACTCCTAGACTTGCAATCCCTTTAATCGCACCCTTTGCAGCATCGAGTCCACCATTGAGGGCATTAGCAACCAATGGTCCAATACCAGGAATCTTAGAGAACAAACTCAACAAGCCTCGTATCCAGCCTGTTAAAGCATCAAAGACCATCCCAAGGAAACCACCAATTCCCTTAGCAACATTTTCAAGTATTTTGAAAATACCATTACCGACTCCTGAGATGGCGTCTAGGATTGACAAGAAGATTGACCTCACGCCTTTGAATAGGAAGTTGAATACACCGAGTAAATCGGCAACTCCTCCCACAAGACGAGCAAATATGTTAATAATTCCGCCAATAACAAGGGTGATAATTCTTAGCGCAGCGTTGAAAATAAACTTAACCGCATCATAGAAAATGCCTTGACTCTCCATAAGGGAAACGAAACCATCAATGAGATTTCTGAAGCCTCTGAGGGCTGAAGAAATAACCGTCAAAATAATGTCGAGTACAACTTCAAAGACCTTCACAACTGCCTCAACGAAGAATCCAAAGACTCTAATCAAGAAGGCAATACCTTGAATCCACATGCCAAAGGCAGTAACAATTGAGGAAACGGCATAAATAATTACCTTAATAACAAAGTTAAAGACTTTTTTGACAACTGCTGCAAAATCCTCATTTGTTGCCATGAGATAACCGAAGGCTGCCATCAACGCAATTACCAAGCCGATAATTAAAGGAATTGGATTTAGCGCCATGGTTGCGTTCATGATTGCTATTGCCTTAGTGAGCGCAGCAGTAACAAAGGCTGCTGCTCCCATAACGGCGGAGTAAGCAATTTGAGCGCCCATTGCAAGCAAGATTGCTAATCGATAACCGCCATAGGCAAGGGCAACTCCAGCAACAACTAACCCTAAAGTCTTAAAAATTTCTATGTTTCTTTGAACGAAACCAATTACTCCACGAACAATCGCTGCCAAGATATTGATGGCTTTTGCAAGAACCATAACTCCAACGGCAGCGACAGTTCCCATGATTTTACCAATTTGAACAATTATAGGTACCAAGGGCTTGAAGGCTGTAAATAGATTCACCAAAGCCTTACGAACTTGAGTTGAGGTTAGCGCCATTGCAAGAAGGGCAACTGGGAAAGGCTTTAATTTAGAAAACACAGTTCCGATAATTGGAACGCCTGGAAGAAGTGCTTTACCTGCAAAAGCGGCGAATCCCGCTGCTACACCCGCAATAGCGGGGAGAATCATCTCAAATGTTTCTGCTAATTTTCTAGTGTCAGGTATAACTCTCTTTATACCCTTTGCAGCATTGTCAGCGCTCGTATACATGATGTCCATGCCTTTAATGGCACCTGTAATTTTTGTTATGAAATCTGTAATTGGTTGAGTGAGTTTCATAAATACTTCTCGTAAAGCACGAAGAATTACTTGAAGTGTCGCATTTTTCTCAACTGCTTTTGTAACTGCTTTTTCAAGGTCGTAAGCAGCCAAAATAAGAGGACCAAAGGCTTTGAGCAATACATCACCCATTGCTACTTGCAACTCATTATGCAAACGAGCAAACGAACGCAATGTCTTGCCTGGAGATTTCATAGCCGCTTCGTAAGTACCAAAAACCTTCGTGCCTTCTGCCATTACACCCTGAAGGACAGCCTGTTGTTTTTCCTGATAACTTAGTTCTTTTGTTGTCTTGCCGATGCTCTTTGCAAATTTTGCATACATCTGACCAGCGTTTTCCTGAATACCAACTGACTTGAGAACTTCGCTTCGTCCTGTGATGACGGCGTGAGTTAATTTATTAAATGTCTCTGTTGAGTTCTCACCCGAGATAATTGCCAAGTCCTGAGCAATACGAGCGATGTCAGATGCTTTACCTAATTCAAGATTATTCTGAGCAAACTTGAGTACCGCTTTTTGGGCAATCTCCATCTCGATACCCATGCCTTTAACTTCGGCTGCTTCGTCTGCAAGTGCTTGTCCTCCTATACCTGTAGACTTACCAATTGCATCTAAGGCGTAATTCAACTCATCGACGCGAGCAGCAGCATTAAAAGATTTGATACCGAAAGCAATTACGGCGGCGCTGGCGGCGGCTGAGGCAACGCCAATTCCAATCATCGAACCTCTGAGGCGTCCCGTTGTTTTTGAGAAACCCTCAGCAGCCTGAGATGCTTGTTGCATCCCTCGGGTAAATTGTGCGGTATCGGCGCTTAATCGCGCCCGCATCTCCATCTGCGGTGCTTCAGCCATTATCTTCTTGCCTTAGCCTTTCTTTCCGCTTTTTCCCGCTCTTTCCCTCTTAGGATGTAGAGGGCAGACCACTCGGTTAATTCCATACTAGATAGGGGGCGGTGGGCTGGACTCCCGTAAAGAAGTTCGCCCACCGTCCGACCTAATTCTTCAGCAAGTTCGAAAAGAAACCTACGCTCGGGATTCTTCAGGAAATCGTGCTTGTGCTTCGTCTACCGCCTTTTCAGACAGACCTGAGTTGCCGAGAGCCTTGGTTGCAAGGCGTTCGATAACTGCACCATTCTTTGAAAGGATGGCTTCTTTATCCTGTGTTGTAAAGACTGGCAGACCAGTTTCAGGGTCATAAACAGTTGCAATAACAGTTAGTGCGTACATTGCAGCAACATCGGTCTTGTCGCCTTTAGCAGCGCCTTCTCCGAGTTTTGCTCTTTCGTTTGCGGTCATCGAACGAACCTCGACAGTTACTCCCCATTCAGGGATTTCTACGAGTTCCTTTGTGATGTCATCGCTACTGAAAATTGCTTCTTTTAGACTCATTTATTTCTCCTTGGACACTAGGTTGGTCACGACTTATTAAATTGTTATTAAATTATGAAGAATAAGTACCGCGTGTAACGGCACCTGTAACTTGGAACTCTGCTGAGAAAGTTACAACATCGCCAACTGCGCCACTCTTCTCGTAAGAAGTCATGAGGCACTCGCCTGTGTACTTTGCATCTCCGTTTGCTGAACCTTCAGGTCCATACTCAAACGACAAAGATGCCGCTTGTCCTAGAACCGCGCTAAGGTGTGTATCAACTGTTGTATCGAAGTTACCTGATACTGAAATGGTTGCATCGCTCAAACCAACAATGTAGGTCTTTGCGTTTGAACCAAAACTTGTTGTCTCGGCTGTTTCGACTGTCTGTGGGAATGAAACATCTGTCAGCACATCGCTGATAGTAGTTAAACTTCCCGCTGCATTGTCCACCTTGAATACGGTGGCTTTACCGTGTGTGAATGTAGGCATTAGTTTCTCCTTGCGAAAGCCACTACTGGGGTGGCGGTACCTGTGGAACCTGCAACCGTGTAGTTCACGCGCAGGTATCTTGCTACGGTTCCAGCAACTTCAACTCTTTCAAAAGTTTTCTGTGTGCTGGTCACGACTGTAAAGGTAATCAAATCAGTAAAGGTTGAGTTGTCGGCTGACTGCTGAACCTTGACTGTTATGTTGCCATTACGAGTATTAGTTGGAACGCTTAGAAAGCCTACTCCACCATTGGCAGATGAGAGGGCGTTATCAACAGATGTTCCATTGCCTGTTGATGAAATGGCGGTGCCTGAAGAAAGAATCTTTCCGTGTTCAACGCCATCGCTTGATTGGAACTCAGCACTTGTCTGAACAACATCTGCTACTGCTCCTGAAACTTCGTATGAGGTGTCATCTGCCTCAAGCACGATTGCGCTTGCACCATTTGAGTGACCTGATGGGGCAACAATGACATTTTGCTTTGTGGTGGAGCCGAGAACTGCCGAAAAAACCACATCTGTTCCTGTTGCTGTTCCATCAAACATCCCGCTAAGAGAAACTGTGCCGTCGAGCAAACCAACAATGTACTCTTTCGCATTTGAGCCAAAGGCTGAAACTTCAGCAGTCTCTACTGAGGTTGTTGCGCTTACATCATTAAAGTAAGTAGAAAAATCGTATTCATTGACAAAAACATTTACATTTTTACCATGTGCGAATGTAGGCATTATTCAGTCTCCTCAACTGGGCGTTGGTGTGGAGTTCCATCTTGAACAAAACCATCGCCATCACCATCTGTTGCATCAGGGTCAAAACCCTCTGCTTCAACGACAGGCTCAACTGGAGCCTCGACAATTGGTTCTTCTTTGACAGGCTCAACTACAGGTTCTTCAATTATTGTTTTGGCAGGTTTGTTGGCATCTTCAATTGCGCCAATTTCAGTAAGCCACTTGATAGATGTGGCTGGTAAATCTTCAACAACATCGCCCGCTTCGGCGCGTTTGTTGGGTGGGTAATCGATACCCTGTAGAACTCGATAGCGAGCCATTCTTACCTCCTATGACGGCACTTGGGTAGCCCAAGTAAACCGTCTAGGTCACACGGACACAAAGGTAAGACGACCAACTGGGGCGACTAGCGCACATTGCTCATAGTGTATCAGGCGACTTTTTTTGATTCTTGCAATCTCTTCAAAGTGGCAATCGCGCTGGACTTCAACGCCTTCATATCTTCTTCACCGTACTCAGCATCGTATGTTGCATAGAACTCAGCATCGCTATAAATATCTTTCCATGATTCTTCGTCGAGTTCGACGGTCACATAAATTTTGTTTCTTTTGAGTTCGATTGCCGACTCAGAGCAGCCACGATATTTATGGTCGCTCCAAAACTTTAAGGGCAAAACAACAACTTTTGTCATTTCCTCCCCCTTCCTTATACAAGTATAACACAACGGGGGTTGATAATCAAGGAGCGCGACGGAGCCTTTCTTCTTGAATCATGTTAAGAGTTAGAAAATAGCCAATGCCATCCACGACTGTATCGGGCTTGGTTTGATTGACTTCACGGGCAATCTTCATACCGACCATGCAAAGGCTCACTTGCTCGGCAGAAACCTCACAGCCGAGGATTACAGACCATATCTGTGCTGCCCTAGTAAAGTTATCTAAAGGATGCCCATAGGCGTCCTGACGCTCTCCTGAGACCAACTCAGCAGCGTACATGGCGATGTCTCTAGGGTCGTTCATAACAACTGGATGTCCGACACTCCCTGACTGCTCACTAGGAATGTTAGAACTCCCACATCGGCAATCTCCCCCGTCGATTGTCTCCACCACACGCTTCCCCCGTCGAGGGCTGGTGCTTGAATCCATTTAACGCCTCCCCAATCTGCAAGTTTGAATGAATGGTAGTGACCAGTTACTAAAATGTCACAATCGCCGATTCTTTGACGCCCGAGGGTTTGGTCAGCAATCCAACGCCGTAACTTCGCCTCTGTTCCTGCTCCTGAACGAGCAAGGTGTCCATGAGTAATTCCAATAATCTTGCCGTGGACTTCAAGAGTCAAACTCAACTCATCGGTAGGTATTGCAAACTTTATGTGTCCGTAGGCTTCAGGGTTTGCTTGGAAGATTTCGGCAACGGACTCAACCAAGGCAACATCATCATTATCTGCAAGTGTTGTAAACGCTTTTCCGTTCTTACGGTTCTCGCCATGGTTTCCACCAATCGCTGCGACGGTAATCGATGGGACAACTTTTGACCAGCGAATGAGAGCATCTCTCAAAAGGCGACGAGCAATCTTTACTTGGTCACGCCTATCAACCTCAACTGTAAAAGTCTGAATGTCATAGTGACCATCGCATCCTTCAACTAAATCGCCCAAACATAAAACCGTGATGGAATCTATCGGGCGACCCAACTTCTTTAATTCCTTCAATCTCAACTCAACATCATCGACTGCTTGAAGCCAACGACCAACTAAACCTTTAAGTCCATCGCCATCTCTTTTTCCTACTTGCCAGTCAGAGGCACAAACAACAAGACTTGCCCCGCCTTCAATTTCTTTTCTTTCGCGAGGTTTGTGTTTTTTAATCTCTTGAATTAAAGCATCGATGTCAGCAGTTTCTTGTCTGCCTTTGCGAACTACTTTGCCTTTCCATTGGCGATTGAGAATTCCTAAAGTATCGCCCCACACATTGAAAAGAACTGGCTCTACAACTGCAAAATGTTCAGGGTCTAATCCCCACATTCGTAGAACGCCTGACCAATCAGGATGACTCTCACCCTCAACTGGAGGTGTAGTTATTGTGCCTTCGTCGCCCATCCATGTAACTCCAGGCGTCCATTCGGCTTGCCTTTGTCGTGGCTCAGTCTTTTGAACTGAGGCAATCTCTGTAGTCTTTAAGAGATTGTCTAAAGCGTCATCAATGTTCAATTGGACACTTACATCCGTCTTTGCCAAATAACCTTCTACGATGTCTACGCATAACATCAGAGCCTACCGCAATGTTAAATGTTGCTAACAATTCAACTAAGCGAGCCGAGTTAATCTTTTCATTCAACAATGCTTCCTTGAATTTAGTTCGTGCTGGTTCGGGCAACTCATTTGTAATTCTTCCTACCGAACATCCGTTTTGAACTTTCCATACACCAACTAATTCATCAAGTGCTGATACGAACTCATCCTGATTTATTTTTGGATTTACAGCGGGGACAGCGGATACTCCACGGGCGCGTTGCGCTTTCGAATAAGAGACGGTCACATTTCCAGCATCGCTGGAACTCGTCGGTTGTTGCGTTTCTGCCATACGGGTCTACCACTCTCTCTTGTGGAGGAAACTCCTCGTTTACATTCGCACTAGACATCGGAAATTCACCGAAATTAGCGGACGATACTTTGGGTCTACTCCTAGTAGGTTTACCGAACCCATAGGTTCAATACGCATAATATGCACCCCTGAGACGGTTTGTTCAAGCACCGACGCGAGCAAAATTCTAATCGTGTCGGCTTTGTCTCTAGCCGTTGGATAGTCCTCGCGCCCTGCTCGGCAGATAATCTGAAGCATTGGGTAATCAATGCGGATACCACCCGCCCCCATAGTAAAGGTTGGGGAACTGCCTGAGTTCTCATAAACGGCAACACACGCATCGGGAGTCTCGGGCAAGGTACCTAAAAAGATGGATGTTCCAAGGGTGCCTTGGCTGGCATGAGCGCCAAATGCGCTCGCGGTGTTTTGGAGATAGTCGCCTATCGATTCAAGAATTGTTGCCATTATGCACTCCTACTTTTTAGAATGTGGATTATTCTACGCGAGATGTTATTTTGGATTTCAGCAAGAGATTGCATGAATGGCTGTTCAAGGTATTTAGCCTGTGTCGGTGGCTTATGGTAGTTGCCGATAATCTCATGGACATAAAGCGCATAGGAGGCTGCTGGACCACCGTAAAAGATGTCCACATACATTCCTTGCCCTGAACCTTGGATAGCGCTAACGCCACCTGAGCCACGAAGGGCGCCTGTATCAACTGGGACAAGAACCTGAGACTTGGCAAAAATAACATTTGCCTCTTCATAAATTGCTATAGCAACTGCTTTGGGAGCCTCTAACTGGGCTGCGCGTAGAACGGCTTGCAACTCAACATCACCCTCAAGGGTGAATGTGTAGGTTTTTGCCATGACTACCGCCCAAATCGAATGACGGTGTGATGCGCTCCGTTTTCATCTGCGATGTTATCGATTGCATTGATAGTAAAAGTGTCCGCCCCGACAACCATTCTATGAGCAACAGTAATTGTAGTTTGTGGTCCGTTTGTAATAAATCGCCCGATGTCTACGACTTCAATACCTTGTACATCTTTAGATTTTGTTGTGTCGTAAATGAGACGACCCGTTGCTGACACATTTGTATTGGATGCGCCAAAGGTAGGTTTGTTGTACTTATCAACTGATGCCCTTGGTGTGAAAACAACCGTATCAGTCATGAACTCCGCGACTTTGGAATAGATAGCGTCAGCCATGATTACTCCTACTCAGGTACGCGCTGGTCGTAGATGTTGTTCGGGTTGTCGTGGACACCAGCATAGAAATCTGTGTTGTAATCTTGAACACTTCTATCATTGGTTGAAAGCAAACTGTTGGCATTAGCCTTCATTGATGGAGGCGCTTTACGCATCTTACGGTCAAGGAATGAGTTGGCAAGGTCTTGGTATTGCTTGCTTTTTGCAGTAAAGGACTCAGAAACAGAGATGTCTCCAACACTCTTTGAAGTGCTATCTGCCAAACGGCTAAAGCGTGAGACTAGAGTTTCACACGCAGCGCGACAGATTTCATAAACATTTGTTCCCCACTCGGTAATAAGGTAATCCAACTCTTCATCAGAAAACAACACATCAGTTGATGTTGTGTCATTGATGAGAAAGCGCACTCTGTTACGAAGGCTTGTTGTTGGGTCGCCCGAGTAGGTAAAAGTCATTACATCCCACCGAGCATGAAATTGATAGTACGAACGCTGTCATCTGTTGCCGAAGCGGTCAAAGTAGCGTAAGTAGAAGCAGCGGTAGCCGTAGTCAAATAATCATTCAACTCAGTATCCACATCGGTAGCCAAATTGAGAAAGTCTGTGTGAACGGCAGGATTATCACCTGCGGTTGGGTATCGTAACCCTTTAGATGTAGTACCTGGCATTGCAACTCCTTAGTTCAGGGTTTTATTGTACCCGACCCTATTTGTACTCTTTTCTTTGCCACCAAAATCTCTTATAGCGGTCAAAAAATACTGTGCCAAACTTTCGTGCGTCAAAGGCGTATTTCTTTTTTTCTCTTTCCCCACCTAACTCGGATGTCCAATTTTCTCTCTTGAAAGGAATCACTTGAACAAAGGGTGTTCCAGCAGGAATCATGCCTTCAAAATTAGGGTCGCGTAATTTAATAAACATGTTAAATGGCATCGAAAATTCATCAGTATCTACAATTCCATTGGCTGTAATTATCGGAGTTGGTTCATGATGCTGGGGTTCGCAAATTAAAACTGACCAACCTTTAGGAGTTTTGATGCTCCAAGGATGAACAATCCTTACCGCGTAATTTATGTCTCGGGAGTACGGGTGATTTTGAAATTGCTCCATAGATTGAAAAGCAATGGCTTTCATTTCATTCCATTGAAAATAAGGACCTTCAGGAGTTTGGCGTACATAAATGTCATAGGGGGTCTCAATAATGTAACCAGCAGTCATTAAATCCCAAACAGGCATACACTTTTTAATTGTGCTGTAAGGTCCATTATCTAATCTTGGTGCTTTTTTGCCGTCAGGTGAGGTGTAACTTTTTGCTTTTTTGTACCACTCAGGTATGTATTCTGAAGCGGGTTTTGGTTTTGCCAATACACCTTCAGGGTTATCTATGTCTGTAAAAATAATTTTATTCATTAAGCCTCCCTTAACAGATTAGGGAGAGCGTACTACTATTTAGGTGATTTAGTAAAGGACTCCCATGAAATTGTGTTTTCGTTCCAATACCACCCAATAGTTTCTGTTGTTTCAGGCTCTACGATAGGAGGTTTCCATTGACAAGTCTCTAAATCTAAGATAAAAGATGGGTTCAAGTCAGGTTTTGGTGGAACAAAAGCATCTTTTTCTTCATCATAAAAATAACCAATTCCCGCATAATTTTTGCGAAATGGTGTTCCTCCTGCGGCATGTGTGTTAGCAAAAGTGTTATAGGAAGTTTGTTTCCAAACACCGCTCAACCCAATAGAAGCAATGAAATCTTGTCCTTCTTGTTCTGTAGTCGCACATTCATTTGCAACAACAATGACTTGCTGAACGACACCGTTTGAATCTATCTCTGCGAAATGTGCCATTAGAAAGTTATGCTTCCACTAGTAAGGAATGTGTAAATTGTGTTTCCGCCTGATGTAGTTTTAGTACCATTCGTAACGCTAGTAGCATCACGGAAAGTATTTGCGTAAGAAATAATAACAAGCCCTGAACCACCATTACCTCCAGAGGTGGTATTTGGGTTTTGAGAAAAACCACCACCGCCACCGCTACCTGTATTAGTAGTTCCAGTACCACCGCCAGAGGTTGCTCCTGTGCAAGGGTTCATTCCACCGCCAACGCCACCGCCACCGCTACCAGCAGCACCTCCAGGGTTTCCGCAAATACCACCGCCACCACCGCCACCTGCCCGTGTTACAGCACTACCAGTAATACTGCTACTTGCTCCATTACCACCAGCGCGACCAACATTTGAGTTTCCACATTGTCCTGCGCTTGAAGCACCTCCTCCACCACCTGCCGCCCAGTTTGCGGTGTTTGTACTACCGTCAAAGCCTTGTCCTGCGGTTGCAGTACCTCTTACACCTGTCGCTGGAAATCCTCTTGAATTACCGCCACCGCTACCACCATTACCTCCATTTAGACTTGCAGCACTTCCGCCCTTACCGCCACCTATTGAAGTAGTACCGCTAAAAGCAGTTGTTGAGTTTGTTCCATTAGTCGCGGGATTACCGCGAGAACCACCGCCACCAACGGTAATTGAATAAGTTGTTCCGCCTACAACAGAAGGAGTAAGCACTAAATAACCTCCAGCGCCACCACCACCGCCACCTGCACTACTAGGACCTACAATCACTCCATCACCACCGCCACCGCCACCTGCAATTTGCAAAAGAGTGACTGAAGAAGGAGCGGGAAGGTTAGGAGTTACGCTGTTAGAAGCGGCAGAAGCCGTTGAAGTTCCGTTTGCGTTTGTTGCCGTGACTGTAAATGTGTAAGCAGTTCCATTGGATAATCCTGAAACTGTGATTGGACTTGCGCCTGTTCCTGTAATTGAACTTGGAGTTGAAGTTGCTGTAAAAACAGATACAGCCGCTCCACCTGTTGCGCCCGCTGTGTAAGCAACGGTTGCATTTGTGTTACCAGCCGTTGCGGTGCCAATCGTAGGAGCCTGTGGAACAGTTGTTGCCGTGATTGCAGATGATGCAGATGAAGCATCGGATGTTCCAACTGAGTTTGTTGCGGTTACGGTAAATGTGTATGAAGTTGCAGATTGCAGACCTGTGACAGTAATAGGAGAAGATGCTCCACTTGCTGTATATCCGCCTGGACTTGAAGTCACCGTAAAGGAAGAAATTGTTGCGCCATTATCTCCACCTGAAGTAAAAGCCACAGAAGCAGCGCCGTTGTTAAAGGCACGACCCGAAGGGGTATTTGTTGCAACTACGCTAACAGGAGCGTTTGGCTTACCTATACCCGCAAAGCCATACGAACGAGGACTGATACCGCGTGAACCTAAAATTGGTGACATTTAAGACTCCTGTTAAGCGAACTTAGTTTGACCTGCTAAAACCGTGAATGTGGCGTCTGCTGTCTTAATGATTGTGTATGTGTAAATATCAATAGAACTTGCATTGCCAGCAGAGAAAGCAACACCATTTTGGAACTTAGGTGTATTTGCGCTTCCATCAATTGTTAAAGCACTTCCATAGTAAGGAGTTACTCCGTTTGTTGCTAGGAATACAACTGTAAGAGCATCTCCCGTTGTCATCAATGAGTTTAATGTTGTTGAGCCATCGCCACGAACATTGATTGTCCAGTCACCTGTTGAGTTTGATGTGTAGTACAAAACACCTTGAGTCTTTACATCGAACTGGACTGTTGAACCAGCGCCAGTCGCGCTAATGGTTGTTCGCTCTTCAGGAGAGATGAGAACTGGCTCATCAAGAATTCCGAAGTTTACCGTTGGAGATGTAAGAGTCTTATTTGTAAGGGTCTCTGAAACATCCTTGAGCAAAGTTCCGTTTACATAATAAGACTTACCTGATGCAAGGTTGAGGTGTTCTGAAGAAGTCCACGCATCTGTTGCATCTACCCAGTTAAGAGTCTTAGTAGTTGCACCATTAAGAGAGATACCGCCACCATCAGCGTTAGCATCGGTTGGGCTTGTCACATCGTTAATAACAATGTTCTTATCTTCTACGACAAGGTTTGTCGTATTGATGTTTGTGGTTGTGCCAGTAAAGGTTGGGTCTGAAATTGTTGGAGCAGTTAGTGTCTTATTTGTAAGGGTCTGTGTGCCATCAAGTGTGACATCTCCAGCCTTAGCATTAGTAATAATAGCCATTATGCAATCTCGCTTCCGAAGGCGTTGAAGGACATGTCAGCACTTGATGCGTAAATTGTTACAACATCAGAGGCATCAATTGTGAGACCAAGAGTGAGTGAAACAAAAGAATTTGCGCCAATTGGTGCGTCATAGGCGATGTAGTGTTCGCCTGAAAGAGAGGCTCCGTTAGGACGGATAGCGATACGGTAAGAACCGCTTGTGCCTTGATTGGTGACGACCAAACTTGAAATCACAGTCTGAGTTGCCGATGGGCAGGTATACAGCGTTGTTGCTGTAGTTGCTGCGGGCTTGGACTGACCAAGCACCTTATAGGTTGTTGCCATGCGTTATCCTCCGATGAGAAGCAATGGGTTTATTGTAGCGGATGCGTTATTTAGGGCTGTAGTGGCACTTGTCGATGCGGTTGAGGCATAGGCTTGAGCCGAAGAAGTAAAAGCAGCAATGTCCGTGCCGTCTAATTCATAAGAAGCAGCGGTAAGAGCGGTGTAGGTAGTAAAAGCCGTATCAAGGGCTGTATAGGTAGCAAACTGAGATGGGATATACCAATACTTGCCCGATGCAAGGATTTTATCTGTTGTCTGATTGATATTAGTATCTAAAGTATCAATGTTGGCGTCAAGTGCATTAAATGTGATTTGGTCAATTAACTGAACATAGGTTGTATCTAAACTTGGGGCAGGGCTGATGTCTGCTAAATCTAAAGACCCAGCGCTGGTGTATGGGACGCTAATTGTGTATGAGCGACCCCCAGCAAAAGACTCTTCAACATCATAAGTAAAAGGGTTTGGTACTACATCAGGGTCATTGGTTGCTGGCAAAGTGACAGAAAAAGAACCGCTCACTAAAGGGACAACAACAACTGAAGGTGCAACCATTTGGTCATCTGTTCCATTACGCAAGACATCTGATGTGCTGAAGCGAATCTGACCAGCAATCGCAGTTCCTTCGTAATCAACATAAGTTCCAGTAATTTGAACTGTGGTTAAATTTGCTCCTAGTGCCATTACGCACCGACCAAAAATAGAATGTCAAACTTTTGAGCAAGAGCGGACTCAGCCGTGTTCTTTGAAGTCAAAGCAGAAGTTTGAGCGGTATTAAGAGCGTTTGCATTTGTTTGAGCGCCATTTGTCGCATCTTCTAATTCCGTTAAAAGCGCACTCGCCGCTGTTAATTCTGCTATCGGTACATACGGTTCAGCCATCTTAGACCCCCATAAATAGAAGAGATTTGACGGTGAATGATTCCAACTCATTAGCCGCTGCGGTTGCGGCTGAGGCGTAAACCTGAGCGTTGCCTTCGTAATCCTCTGCATCCACCACAATCACACGGATGCCCTCTGCGGTAGTGTAGCGAGTCAATAGAGCCTGATACTGGTCAGTAGTGACATAAGAGGCAGCGGTAGCGCTATCAACGGCTGGAAGAAGGTCTGCAAGGTTCTGAGTGGTATTTGCAACTGATAGAGGAAGTGCGATTTGGAACTCACGCCCGCCTGAGAAGTTCTCCGTGATGTCATAGATAAATGGCTGTGGAGCCACATCTGTGTCACTTGTGACAGGCAAGGTAATAGTAAAGGAGCCAGTCGCATCTAAAGTCTTAACAATGCTAGTTGGCATGATAATAATGTTTTGGGTTGTCTCTTTTAAGATTGTTTGCGGAAGAAAGGTCAAAGACCCGCGAACAGGGTTGCCAATTAAATCAACATAGGTGCCAACAATTGTGGCTGTTGAAAGAGATGTTGGCAACGCCATGATTAAACTCCTTGGCGCAGGATATTAACGGTCAAGGTGCTTGATGCAACTACGCCGTAAAGTTCTTCTCCATTTTGTAGGTCTACTGACATGTCTGAACTTGTCCCAAGGGCATAGCCATAACTTGTTGTAGTTACTCCAACGCCACCGATATAGACAGTCACAGTTGTCGATGGGTTTTGAACAGAAACGGTCTGACCATCTTTTCCTGCGTATTGTGAAGAAAGTCGCGTCGCTGTTGTGCCAACCGAGACTCTTTCGTGTGCTAATGCCATTAAAACTCCTTAGAGAAAGATAGGGGACGACTCATTGTAGCGAATCGTCCCCTCCTACTTATTCGGCTTCTTTTGCCTTTTTCTTTGTTTCTTTAGGTTTTACTTCTTCATCAACAGGGAGGGCTACAGGTTCTTCAATTGGAAGCGCTACAGGCTTTACAGCCTTTGGAGCCTCTTCTTCAATTAACTTGATGTAGCGACCTGAGACGAGATTTCTTGTATGACGCCATCCTGAAACATCAACGATGTCACCAGGATTAAGAGTCTTTCCGTCAGAAACCATTACCTTCAGAATTGTGGCTTTCATAATTACTTTCGGTAAATTACAACTGCGTCTGTTGCAGCCAAGCGAGCAACGAATGTTGCACTTGTTGCTGGCTGAACTGTTGCTAGACCAACAATTGTTGTTCCAGTATTAACTGTCAAAGTTAGTACATGTGTTGAACTAGCAAGGTTGATGACTGTGAACTCAAAGCCAAGACCTGTCTCTGTGTCAGCATCTACGGCTGTAATAAGTGCTGAAGCCGTTGGTGCCTGTAGGTCGCGAGCGGCTGTTGGAGTTGCTGTAATGATTCCTGAAAGCAAGTTTGCTGCCGTGAAAGTCATTGACGCGCCATCTGCGATGTTTGTTACTGCTACGCCCTTACCGAACGCTCCAGTTACATAAGCATCATCAGCAACTTCTAAATCTGTACCAACATTTACTTCACCAACAGAGTCAATATCTGAACCTGAAATAAGTTTTCCTGCAATTGCTTCACCTTTGGTAAGGCGTAATGGATTTGCCATTTATTTTCCTTTTCTAAAATTAGATTTAGTAAGTAAGAAAGGGAGAGCCAATTAAGACTCCCCCTTTCTATTAACTTAATTAAGCGACGATTGTAGACCAGAAGTAACCAAGGTCAGCCGCGATAACCTTGTTATCGAAAGCCATTTCTGCTTCGATACGGTCTGACTTGATTGATTCCATACGGAACTGTGAAGTACCGATTGTCTGTCCAAGTCCGCCTGATACGCCAGTCCATGAGAATGTGTATCCAGCAGAAGGAGTCATTAGTCCTGGATTTGGAGCAACATGTGTTAGTAGAGCGCCCTTGCCATAAGCAAATGAGTAAGCCTCTGCTGCACCTTCGTTGTTCGTTGCCTTGACTGCCTTTGCAACCATAACGCGAGGAATGTCAAACATTGCTGCCAACATGTCGGTTGTGATTGTCTGTGAAGATGTGTACTTGATACGGTCTACCAAGTCAGGGTGATTCTTCAACTGACGGAATGTTTCGTAGCCAAGAACAAGTGTGTTGGCTTCCATTCCTGTGTTACCAAGAATCTCAGACTTTCCAGCCTCGATGTCATTGATTGGGTCTGAAGATGTGTAATCTGACCATTGCTTTGTCTCACCTGATGATGGACTACCAGCAACACCAGTTACATCGTCTGCCCATACGCCTGTTGTAAAGAAATCAGAAACGAACTGAAGTTCCTTACGAAGCATTAGACGGCGTGTAACGAACTCTGTTGCCTCACGGAGAGGGTTCAAAGGAGCATCTGCGTTTGCAGTAGTTTGGTCATCAACATCCTTATGGAAAGCCCATACATCTGCTGAATATGTACCTGTTGAAAGGTTGTAACCTCCACCAGCAGATTCAGTTCCAGGCGCACGGCGTTGAGCCTCATCGCGGAACCAATCGTTCTTGGTGTAAGTGAAATACTTGTCAGACTTCTTATCCACAGGAATTACTGGGAATACCTTGTCTGCAATGAAGTTGTCCTGATTTTGTAGGTATGCAACTGAGATGTTTGTCAGAATTGCATCAACATGGACGGAGTTAATATGTGGCTGTGGCATTTGTTAGTTCCCCCTTATGCCGCACGGTGCGGAGTCGCACAGTTGATTACGGCTGTAACGATGTTTCCATCGGCAGCAGATTCGGTTAGAAGTGTGCCAACGACATACTTGGTTGTATCTGTTCCTGCTGTAAGAGCAACTGCCTTACCTGTAGAACCTGTACCAATTTGTGCGCCTTCTCCAATTGCTGCACCAGCAACAATCTTTGTTCCACCAATGACGAGAACTTCTGCTTCTTGTCCTGATGTTGGAGCGTTCTGTAGGACTCCGATAACAATGTCAGTTGCCGCTGCTGCTGCTACTGCCTGTCCTGATGAATCCAACTTAACGAATGTGTACTGCTTTGTGGAAAGGTCGGCACCTGCAACGAGGGAGACCTTTACCGAGTAATTACTGATTTCATATGCCATGGTTATGCACCCTTTTCGGATAGGTATTGGCTGTAAAGGTCAGGGTTCTTTGTAGCGACATCAGCGAGCGCTTGCTCGAATGACTTTGCTACGCCCTCTTCAACAGCAGACTTAGCAAGCGTAGTCATACGCTCATAAGCATTGCCTGATTTGAAGTCCGCAGATTTGCCGATTTCTGCAAAAATTGCTGCTGATTCAGCCTGTGCATTAACAGATGCAAGTAGTTCTTCAACTGACTTTGCTAGGTCTGCGTCTACATTTGATAGACGGCGAAGTGCTGGACCAACTTTTTCTGCATCGAGATTGAGGTTTGCCCAACCCTTTGCCTTTTCAACTGCCTCTGCATCAGCATGAGCATCGCGTTCCTTCTTCAGTTCTGCGGTTGCTTCTTCTGCTTGCTTGCGGAAGTTTTCAATCATTTTGACGACTGACTCAGGAGCAGACTTCATATAGTCCTCATCCTCGGTCTCTTCTGATTTTGGCTCTTCCTCTTTCGCCATTTCCTTTTCGGAAAGTTTGGCTTCGAGTTCAGCGATTTTAGCCATCGCATCTTCAAGAGTCATTTCAGCCTTTGCGACCTGCTCATCAGTAGCCGTGGTTGTTGTATCCTCCATTATGGAGTCCTCCTCGGTGAGCGATTCGTCTAAAACCCTCTGAACTTCAGATTCTTCGGCAGACTTCATTACAAGCCAACCTTCGTGTAGATGAGCGGGATGGTCTACCCCGCTAGTTTCCTCAATGGATAAATTCACCATTTTGCGAGTACGACCAGCCAATGTGACTCCTAACGAAATAGAGATAGCCTCTTAGCAACACGCTAACAAACTAACTCGGGTCTAAACATACGAAGAATACCATATGCGTAATTTGACCCTTTTGTTAGTTTATTAAAACCCTCGTTTTGGCAAGAGCCTCGGGCAAGTTTGGACAAATCCACATTGAGAAGGGATTGTCGTTTGCCCAAAACCGCGCTGTCCTGAAATGAAAGTCATCATCATCCATTTTGCTCCACACAAAAAAGGCTTGGGAGTCGTTAGGTAAATCAATTTGAATCCCTGCATAGCCAGGTGGCGTAGTGACTTTGTTTGCCTTGAGATTCATTGAACTCAGAATCTCAATTGTGCTATCGATGATTGTTTTCATCGCTTGTTTCTAGCAGGTGGGCGAAGGATGTCCATGTCATCCATCCATCGCGGGTCATCGGCATTATTGTCGAACTCTCCGTCGTTATCGCTGTCCTCATAACTAATCTTAGGTTTTTTATTCCTATAGTTTTTTGGCTCAGAACTATCTTCACCCTCAGAGTCATCGGTGTCGTATTTTCCACCGTGACTTTGTTGGTCGTGCTGAGCGCCTAGATGTTTGTCTAGGCTTAGGCTTTTTTTAGTGTTGAAACCTTATGTCCAACTTTTGTATCAGTTGGCTTACCATCACGGTACAACTGAATCAAGGCTGCTGGGTCATCCTCTGTTCCCTCAATCTCAAAACTTGAGTCAGGAACATTGATTTTGCCCTCGCGCACAATGCGGACAATCTTGCCTCTAGCCGTACCACCTGATGAATTCCAAGAAACCATGTCACCAGTCGATACAGAAAGCGCCTTTTTCATTGAATAAGCCATATCACGCATAGCCTTTTCAATCATTGACTTTGCATAGCCTTTAAGACCTTTGATGCCCTTTTCATGAACTTCTTTTTCAATCATCGCGTATTCATCGTCCTTCATGTTTTTCATAGGACCATTGCGAAGTTCTTTGAGGATTTTGTCGTCTTTCATTTGGTTTCCTTTGGTTTCTTTTTCTTCGGATTCATAATTGTATCAACATGCACATCGGTAACAGTCGGGTCGTTCTTTTCCATGTCCACATAAAGTCTCTCTGCTTTTCCACCAATCGAATAGCCAAGAATCTCTCCGCGTTGAATCTTCTCCCATGCCCACTCTTCCCAAATAACTCCTAGAAATACGGTGTTTGCTGGATAAGTATGATTGACGGTAATTCCACTTGGGGTTGTAATTGGAACTGTTAGTTCGTATGGGAATGACATAACTTCAACCCATTCACCTGCAACGATGTCGCGATTATGTTGCAATCGGATACGGCGGTCATTGCTTCGGACATAATCCCAAACTGCTCTTTGCAACTCCTCGGCATCTGTCCATTCATTGTGTGCATCTAATCTGTCAGGGATGTACATGGCTCCAAGGGTGTAGCGCTTGTCGCCCTCAGCCTTAGAAACCTCGTAGGAGCCAATAGATTTAGCCATTGTTTCGAAAGCATTAGGGAAGGTCTTTTGAGCCAACTCAGGAGTAATCTCCTCAAGGTTCTTCTCGCCAAAGACTAGGTATTCAGCAACAACATCAGATGGCGTCCAGTTAGGCGCATCCCAGCGCTCTTCAAGAATCTTGTTTGGCTGTACCTCAAAGCGCCATAGAGTATGTGGCTCATTACGGTAAAAGTTTACAAAGTATCGCAATTTATTAAGCCCTCCTCTCATGGGATAGTTTACCAACTGGGGTTGATTTAATCAAGCCCGCCTGTTGCGCTGTCTCAAACTGCTGCAAGATGAGTGTTCCGACCCCAAGAACTGTTGTGTAGTTAGAAGGGCGAGGAACTCGCTTGGCAATACCTACCATCTTGTTCCAAGTGGACTCTCGGACAGAATCATCTGTGGACTTTCGGTAAACATCATAAACATCATGCAAAGTCTTTTCCTTAATTTGGTACGACTTTGGCGTGTGAACTTGAACCTCAACTTTAATGCCGTCGCGCTCTGCCTTTACATTGACTCCATCATAAGGGTCGCCCGATTGCCAAAAATTCTTAACTCGAACTTTCCATCCAGTTTCTTCAAACGCTGAAACTGTAGATTTCAATGTATCTGCATAATCATTATCATTGACAGAGATTGTGTAACGGTTAGCATCTGAGATTTCCTCTGCTGCCTTGTTTCTATCGCCCTGATATTCCTTCTCTGCATCGAGGTCAATCTTTCTTGAAAGAGAATCTGTTGATTTGATTCGCTGTGATAAGCCCTCAAGTTTTGCACCTGACTGGTCGGCAATTGCTTGAACTAATTTTGTGATGGCTGGTTCAGCAGCAACCGCTCTTTCTCTTACTCCGCGAGCAAGAGCAATCGCTTCTTTTGACTGTCCCTGTTCAGGCTCTTTATCTGCAACAGCGTTGTTTGCCCATGAGCCGTGAGTGCGTTGGTCATGGTCTCCGTGCTTTTCGAGAGGTTCCCATAGGAGTGATTTCTTAGCAGGTGCATCAATTGCTTGACCTTCAAAACCATTGTCCTTTGACCACTTTGAAGAAATGTCTAACGCTTCTTGCGCTGTAACTGATAAACGGTAAACAGGTAATTTAGTGCCAGGATTATCGAAAGCAAAGGCAACAGCAGCACCCCATGTGTGGTGTCCATCTACGACAAAGCCATCTTTTGAAATCAAAATTCGTTCATCGGCTGGGATTCCACCATCTTCGCGGAACTTGTTATAGATAGCACCTGAACGAGCAGCAGAGATTTCTTTTTGAATTGGCTTCAAAGTTGTAGGGTCAATCTCTTCAGCCGTAGATGAAACACCTTGTCCTTTGTCAATCTCCGCCAAGAAGCGAGCGCGTTCCTTGCCAGGAATTTGTGGCATATCTTTACGGGCAATTCCCATACCTTCATCGCCGTAGAGCAATGTTCCTTCAACGCTTATCTCAGTCAAATCAGGGTGGTCTGTGCGCTTAGCAGCACTCATTAAAAATGCTGAAACATTTTCTTTCTCAACTGTCGGATGCTTTCCAGCAAAGATTGCATCTGCGATTCCGTCTGCCCATGAGCCATGAGTTTTTTGGTCATGCTTGCCTGGGTTATGTTTTGCAACTTCTTCGTCTCTTTCGGCGCGAGCAACCATGGACTCAGCCCATGCAAATCCTGCATCTCCGCCCCAAGCATCCCAAGCAACTCGACCTGGAGATGGATAGCCCTTTTCGCCTTGACTAAATCCGAGTGCGTTCTTGTCTACTTCATGGCGTGAGAAAAAAGATTTCATTCGCTTGAGAGTTTCTAATGAGACAGATTCTCCTGAAGCCAACTGCGATGCGCGGGCGCGACCAACTGAAGTAAATCCTCCGCCAGCCTTGCCTTCGCTAATCCAATCGAGTGCGCGACGGGCAGCGGTACGAACTGCCTTCGGTGGAGTGTTATCTGCCTTTGAGAATCTTTCGATTTGTGCAAGGCGCTCTTCAGCCTTTTCCTTTGATGGATAAGTTCCAAACTTGCGTCGTCCTGACGAATCGTAAACCGTGAACTTGCCATCCTCTTCACGAATCATCTTCTCGATAGGGTCTAACTCAATCGGTTCGATTCGCATTTCATAACCTTGAGAGGTTAGGAAAGTCTGTACATTGCCAACATTGCTACCGCTAGATTTGATGACCTCTGCAACCATCTCGGCTGGCAAAGAAGAGCCAAGGGATGTCAGGTCTACATCGTTAATTGAATCAACGAGAATCTCGTACTCATCCCATTCATCCTGTGGAGCCTCCATCTTGCGACGAGCCAACTCATTGAGGATTGTGTGGTGAACTTCGATTGTCGCTGAATTGGCTTGAGACTTATGGATACGCTCATGAAGCGCGAGTAGTTTCTCAGCGCTTAAAGAAATTAACTTTGGGGCTATGTCCGCCATGTTGCAATGATAGCGGATAGGTTTACAACTGTTATTTAGTTTCCTGAACCGAGGTTAGTTTTTGTTCTATCGTCTTATCCAAGAAAGCGATTTCGTTATCGTCAGGCAAGCCTTCCATCTCAACAGGCATGGAGGCATGGAGTTTCGATAAAGCGTCTAGTCTCTCTTGTCTCTTCATAAGGCTAGTTTACCGTAGGAGCGGGCTTTTCGCGAGCCGTTCCGTCATAGACCAATCCATCGCCATCTCGGTCAATTGGACCTTGAGTGATTGAGCGTCCCTCTTTGCTCAAGCCCTTCTGATACTTCATATTAAGATTATCTAGCAACCTTGCCCCAGCCCACGAATATACGGGTTTTCCTGTAATGCGATTAGTGTCTGTCTCAAACCTATCTGCATACCCAATCATTAAAAAATCATGTGGGATTGGAAAATCATCTAACCTAATTGGTTTTGTTGAATTGAATGACCTTGAACTTGGGTCGTAATCAGTCACCATTCTTGAAATTAAAGAATCAAACTCAGCACGGTTTGGCGAGCCTTCTTCAAAATCAGCCGAGTTAAATGCTCTTCCTTTTATCAATTCATTTATATTTTGACGCATACTTCTCTCGTCAAAGTCATAACCTGATTTAGCCCAATGGCGAGCGCCATCCCAAGCGGTGCCTACATCAATTCTACCAATCCCGACAGCGGTGTACCAAGCCTCTTGTCGGGCTATAAACTTTGAACCAAATCCAACTCCTGCGTATTCATCATCCATTTTGAATAAGTCATGCTCAACAGCCCAAATCTCGTTGCCTTCTCTGTCTTGGCTTTTGAAAAAGGCGCGTTGGAACTCTCCAGCCCAATTACCAGCATCATCCATAATTTCACCAGTTACAACTAATCTTTCACCATCAAGATAAATGTTATTTGTTTGCGAAGTAAGAGTTGTGGCAACTTCACCCTGAGCATTTTTAACATCATGGCTTATTCCAAAAACATCATCAAAGAATGGATGTAATTCTTCGGGGTTAAATTCTTCACTACCATTTTGTTCTTGCCACAACTGTGCAATGGTTCCATCATCATTATCAATGTATTCTTCAACCATCGTATCTAATTCTCGTTCTTTAAGTTTATTGTATTCTTCCTCAGTTAAATTTTGGTAACGCTCTTTCATTCTTTCGTCAATTCCTTCAATGGCTGCCTCGTACATACCCGCATCGTTATTGACATAATCTTTTAAGTCGGTGTAGTCAGGCTGTTCCGCAGGAGTTAGAGCATTTTCTAAATCTTGTAGCGATGGACCTAGATTCTCCATCTCATTGATAAGCAGTTCCTCTTGTTCAGTATTACCACGCGCCCAACTTCCATGAGTGGACTGGTCGTGTTCTTGATGCTTAAAGATTGGCTTTAATCCAGCAGCAAAACGAATAACTTTAATCTTTTGGAATACCGCTGGCACAGACCAAAACTCTTCAGGGAGCAAGGCAACCTTTTGGTCAGCGAACTGCTTACCTCTGTTGTTAAAGAATGAATTTTGTCCGCGTGTTTCTGTTGTTAATGCAGCGCGAGCCTTGAGTGTAAACATTTGAGAGTGATGAACCCAGGCAGCCTCTTCGCCATCTTGACCGAATCCACGACCAGTAGCAGCGTGTCCAAAGTAATCGTGAACTGCTCGGAATTTATTGTTCTGCTCATCTGAGAAAAGCGGGTGTGCGCCTGTTGTCTCTGTTTGCAAAACTTTAAGTGTTCCACGACTGACATCTTCGAACATCTCTTTGGATGTCTTGTATGGGTCATCGGCAACGAACTCAACCTTGACTCCTAGAGTCTTAGTCATGAAGTCGAATTGCTCTTCTACTTCAGATGCTAACGCTTCGTATTCATCGACTGCATCT